AAGGTTTGCGGCGTGAATCTTTTTCACGAGTGGCAGTAGTGCGTGGGGTACGATCCATGATCTATTCCTTCACGAATTATTCATGCGAGCAAGTTGCTTCGCATATTGTTCATAAGTTACACCTAATTTATCAGCGATTGCAACCTGAGAAGGACTCAATTTGATTTTTTTAGGCGAAACTTTACCAGATGACCTAGAAGCAGGGGCTACAGGTGGCCGCGAAGATGACCGCGTCTCTTGTTGAAACTTATGTGGGAACTCATCCCGTATACGTTTATCAAGCTCCGCATAGTAATCATCGCTTGTGGGGTCGAAAAACTCCTCTTCTATTAATCTTTTGTGTATAGAAAACGCAGTAAGAGTCATTGGCTCATCCGACCCAAACCACTCATTTTTAGCAGCCCACGCCCTAGCTTTAGGGTCTGCTTGCTGTTGTGGTTGTTGTTGAGCTTGTTCTGGAGCTGGGGCTGCCTTGCGTTGTTCTAGCTCTGCTTTGGCTACATTCAAACGCTCTGTTTCAATAGCTAAACGAGCGATCTGTTTTTGCGCCTCTATCTGAGCATCAATATCACCAATATTAATAGCGTCAGCTAATTGCTTTTTCAAAACATCTTCTTGAGAACTAACTCTCTGGTCATACTCACTAACGTAAGACTCATCAAGTTTTGAGGTACGGGTTTTAAGCTCTTCGTTTTGTTTTTGAACAGCTTGTGCATACTCTGTTGCTGCTTGTTCCCTGCGTTCAGCCTCACGCATTTTATACGTGAGTTTTTCAATACGCTTTTTTACTTTATCACTATAACCCTCAAGATCATCATCAGAAGCCTCATCTGTGGCTTGCACCTCAGTTTCTTTTTCCTCTTCTTGTGATGTTTCCTCCTGCTCGAGTTCTACTTCGACAGTATCCTCAAGTTCTTCTGCCTTTTTAGCTTCGGGCATAACTCACTCCTGCTATGTATGTATAATGTCTTCAGGGTTATTTATTGTGGCTAAGATCTCATCATCATTAAGAAGTCTTACTTCGCCACCCTCGATCTTGAACCTGCTGCCAGCATAACGGCCAAAAATAACCCAATCACCTTCTTTGCACCACGGCTCCCAATTTTGAGTGGGGTCATTAGGATTACCAAATTTTGTTGGGTCCTTATAAGCAAGTGGTCCTACTTTGACCACGTAGCCACATACCGTAGCTAATGCCTCTCTATCTACCGTAGAGTCTGGGATATACACTCCCCCCTGCGTTTTTCCTTTACCGCGATAAGGCAGTATGAGAATACGCCAACCAGAAGGCTCTGGAAGTTTTTCTTTTGCTGATATATTATCTGGAGAGGTTTCTTTTTTGCTAGATTGTTGTGCGGCTTTAGCATACCGCTCTGGGACAAGTAATGTCTTACTCATGTTGCATCCTTTTTAGCAGGAGTTCTAATTCCTGTTGTATATAAGCAAGCTCTGCAAGTCTGGCTCGCAGTTCCTTGAATGCGGTAATATCTTCTACCTGACCTTCTAAAATTTGTTCAGATATCTGATCTTGCCGTTCGTGTAGTATACTAAGGAGTTTTTCGTGAATGTAAAGGTCAGTCATCTATGCTTTACGCACTTTCTTACGTTTCTTGACAGTTTTTGCAGCATTTTTAAAATCTGCCGCGCTAGGAGCTCCTTTTTCTCCCGGTTTTCTCATACGTTTGCCGCTGGCTCTCCTCTTTGCGATATTTCTGTACAAACTCATTTTGTCAGCCCTTTCGTTTTCTCATAAGTCCGTAATCCCCCCAGACCTAGCATTCCCATAAGCACAGTCAACAGACTATTCATATCAAACTCAGGAAGTTGATCTGCACTCAATGGTAAAGATGGAAACGTCATCATCGCAAAAACTATGATTGGATATAGTATAAAATGATAAGCTAAAGCGACACCACACGTCCAACCTATAAATGGTCGCCATCCAGCCACAAATATACTCCTATGTTGCGCTTCTGCTTTATTCACTTCTATCTGTGCCATAGAAGCTTCATGAGCGTGTTTCTCAGCCATAGTAGCTATCTCATGCGCTAACTTAGCTTTTTGATCTTTGTCTTCAACAAACTTATCTAGCAGCCCTGTGACGGGGCCGATTAGTGCTTGTATCATCTGTCGTATATCCTCACTTTATTTGGGTCTACAGTGCGCGGGACACAATAAGCTGTCACACGATCTTTTGGGTCAAGGTACGATTGATACTGGTAATTACCGTATCGTTTGGTTATTTGGTTAGCATACCAATTACAATCTGTTATTGATCTCCAATACATTGTTCCAGACTCGAGTTTACGGAACTCGCCTGTGCCTAAATACACAAGTAACAAAAACACATCCACGGTCATAATTATTCGCCTTTGTGTTCATGTCCCATCCATATTCCAAAAACACCTGTCATTACGCCCATCACAACTGATACAAATGCAGATTGTGATGCAGTAGGGTTAGGTAATGACATAAACCACTCAGCACAACGCCATGACATAGCTGTGCTTACTAACATCATGAATCGCGGTAGAACTTTCCATTTTAAGAATTGTTCTACCGTAATCATTAAAACACGCCTTTAAACTTCGTGCCTTGGGTTGCAGCTCCTCCTCCACGAGACCGCCCTTTATTAGACATCTCACCTGTTGGCGGTGACCCACCAAAACGACGTTTTACATTTGGGAACTCAAGATCCAACATAGATTCTATCTCCCGTACTTTATCATCGTCGTCTGCTTCACGGGCATCACTCAATTGATCTAGCAAGGCATTGAACCTTTGATCACCGCCTCTACCTTTTATTTCTTCCATAATATTCTCCTTTTAAATTTCTTGGAATGGTCTACCGGATAAAAGGTTTTCTAACGCTATTTTACGCGGAGATAGTGTCTGAAAAGCATTAGGTACCCCCGTAAGATCTGATTTAAATTTGTTTATATCTTGTTGCAATAGCCTATTTTGTGTTCTTTGTTTTTCTATCATTTCGTTTATAACTCTTTCATCCAGAGCATCTTGCAAAGTTTCAGAGCCCCGTAAAGGATTGGCAAAACCACCCAAATTTTGAGGCAACAAATCTATGGGAGAAGTTAACATCGTGCTTTCTTCAAAGATTTGCTGTTCAAAAGGCTGGGTGTACACTCCCACATCGCCTTGTGTTTTAAGGTAATCCTCAATCCTAGCTTGATTAATTAGTTCACTTACATCCCCACGGCTTCTATCCATGCGAGCGTTAAATTCAGCGTCAGTTTCTGTAAGGGGGTTAGGTGGGGAATCTGTGGCTCTCCCAGCTATGGTAGTAAACCCAGATCCACTTATAGATCCAGGTCTAACTACCCCTGCAGGAGGAGCATCATCTGGGCGACCTGTGAAAGGCTCAACAGGATTGATATATTTTTCAGTTACTTTTTCTATACCACTAGTAATACCACCTGTATCGGCCGGACGAAAATTCATCTTACCTAGTATAGCATTTGCTAAAGAAGCCAAACCTGATACAGCTCTATCTGCCCCTGCCAAAGGTAGCGCGGCGGGCAACCCACCAAGAGGTGTGTTTCGTCCCGGAACGACCATATCAATAACATTTTGGCCAAAAGTTTGTTGCGGATCATACCCTATGGCAGACAGTACTGTATCAGTAAAACTAGGAGTTTGGATACCAAACTCTTCTCTATCACCAAATGAACCAGATAGAATACCTTGGGCTAATTTGTTTTGATAAGTATCGCCACCTACATTTACGCCACTGGCAATATCTTTATTGATTTGATCCACTAGGGCATCTAAACCACTTACTGGATTACCCTCGGTAATACTTCCAGGACCATCTTGTCTGCCTCGTGTTCTAGTGGACGCAGGTTTTGGGGCCGGAGAACTTACTATATTATCAGATGGTTTATCATCGGTAAAACCACTAAAACCGCCACCAAAACCAGAAGGGTCATTAGCTCTTTCTGACTCTCTTTCTCCCTCAAAACCCCGTGGCATTATTGGCCCCTATTCTGGTTTTGTTGACGCTGGATAGCTATTTGTGCTCGCATATTAGCTATATCCTCGGTAGAAGATATACGTTCCCTAGCTATATCAGCTTGTTGCTGCGCTCTTTGTTTATCAAATTCAAGCTCCATTTGGTCTTGTCTAGCATCTTGCATTTGTTCTTGCTGACGTAATTGCAGTTCTTGCTGCTTCAAACCTACGAGTGGGTCTTGCTGCTGGCCCATAACCTGCGCTTCTTGTTGCAGATAAGTAGTAATCAATTGTGATTCTATTTCTGCTACACGCTGCTCCATCATCTCAGGTGGCATCATCTGTCCAGCTTGTTGCTGCGCCATCATTTCTTCTTGGGCAGCTAATTGTGCCATCATAGTCAAATGTTCAAAAATATGGGTTTGCAAAATCTGCATCGCAGCAGCATTACCCTTAATAGTAACACTCTGCATAAAAGCCAGATGTGATTGTATATGAGCTTCATGGTTCTGCTGAGGAAAGGCTTTTAATTGTTGTTTACCTGCAAGAGCTAATTGCAGTTTACCATTTTCCTGTAATGGCCCCATCGGCTGCGGTGGTGTTGGTGGGGGTAATATCTGCTCAATATTATCTACACCCAACGCACTGTACATCCTGCGGAATGCTTCATACTGGTTGTGCATTTGTGGATTAGCTTGCGCTAATTTTAATTGCTCGCCAGCTAAACTGACTCTTTGTGACATACTAAAAATATTAGGATTAGCGACAGGTATAATATCAATACGCTGGTCAAAATCAGATTGTTTCAGTCCAGGCTGCGCCCCTTGCACATTATATTGATAATCTAAACCATCCGTGCCAATTAATTCAGCAAGTAATTTAAATTCTTGCTTCATAGCATTATACAAGCGTTTATGCACCGCAGACATAATACGGCTGCCACGCTCCATAAGGGCTACTGTAGTTCCTACAGGCATCTCGGTATTTTGTATATTACCAGTGCCAATATCTGTCGTGCCAACAAACTTTTGAGCTGCTTGTACAACAAACCCGAGTAGTTGAAAGAGTGTGGAGCTT